TAGCCGCGTACGTTCCATACATGGGAGACTGATAATTTCCGTGTCGTGAAATATCACCACCACCAAAACCGGGGGCAGTGTCTCCAAACATTTCCACAAAGTCCGAATAAGATTGGACCGAGACAGGCTGCATCGCTAGGCCGCGACGAGAACGTCCGACCAATACAGGACCGATGGCTTCTGCTGATTTGGGGATGAAAGAATCATCAATTTCGTGAATAAACACCCCAGGAGATACAAATTTAAAACTTTTGACTGACATACTGTGTTCCTCTTATCAAAATATGCGTAAATGATAGTGCAATCATTAATTAAATAGTATTTTTAATCTCAAAAGGAGTTCCTGAACTAAAGAAAAAGGTCGTCTTTCCCCTCAGGAACTACCCCTTCCTGGGGAAAACTTATCTCCACAAGGTTTTCATGAATTCGAACCAGAGGTCGATCATCACTCTCCCCCTCGCCAATAAGGTAGCCTAATACCTTAATAGTAATTTCTGAAGTGTACATGCGTATGTCCTCTCCCAAATCTGCTATGTTATTAGAATGGCTAAAGCTTTGGTCTATGAAGCCTTCGTATAAATGACCATTTCTGGTCATAGTAAAGGCATTTGCTTGGCCTGTTCGGGCCACAAAGGGTGCGAGCATCGTATTCATTTGCTGTTGGTATTCGGACTTCAAAATAATCTTATAATCCACATTTACGTACACGGGAATCGGAATGGAAAGCATTTTGATAACCACCTTTTTGTTTACTCTCGGGTAATAAAGCTGATCCGTTCCTGAAGTCTCGTGGTGGCGCGTACCATCACATACAGCAAAGTTGCGGGTTTTGTCCTCCACGATCTTTTTAGCGATAACCATGCGGCCGCTCCGTCCGTCGTTACGATCTGAATATAAATTTGCTTGGAAGGCGCCCTTACGAGCCGGATCTTTATTCATCCCTGTACGTTCCACACTAATGATGGGGAGTTTTAAGGCTCCGTCATCATCCCGTAATTCCTTTTTATGTTTAATCTGGAACGATCTTTCAGGTACCTGCCACAAAACCGGGGTTTTCTCAAAACCTTCGTGTGTTGTGGTGCTGATAATCACATCTTCTTTTAACCACGACATGATGGCATAGTCAATGTTCTCGATGGTTGAGGCGAGCATGCCTATTTCTTTTAAACTAATCTCGTCTTTGTCGACTGGTAACTGCGCAAAATCAAAATTCTCAGGTAGCATCGAATAGTCCCTTCCTTGCCCTCTTACAAGTAGCTGAAATTTCAAATAGATGATTGACTTGCCCGAACAGCTGTTTGTTTTGAACAAGCTTCACTATTTCGTAGTAACTATCACCATACAACACAAAATCACCTTCACGCACATACATGTTCTGATCTTCTTCTAACCTTCTCTTGTGGAAATGAATATTAATTTCCCACACCTTGTCAATGCCGACGTTGGGCATATATTCCGTTTCAAATCTTGTAAATTCCACAAGAGCGAATACGCGGACGGGTGGCAAAAAAGTTTTCTTGATGGCCTCTCCGTATAACTCGTGAAAATTCGTCCTATCTAAATCTATGGGATAATACAATATCTGTTGGCCAATAACTTTTTCAATTAACTCATCGTTAACCTGCTTGACAAGGTCTCTTTCTTTTTTGCCGATAAAGAGCGGTGGGGGTGGCGCCTTGGGTCTTTTCCATTCGTCAGCCATAACTTATTACCCCACAAAAATTGGCAACGGCGAATTCTTGAGCGTTGTTGCAGCTGCCTCCGCCTTCTCGCTGTCCCGCTTCACTAGTTCGGTGTACTCCAGTTCTTTAAGCATCTCCGCTAATTTATCTTTGAGAGAGTCTTGTTCTTCTTTCGCTTGGCTCAGAAGTTCGGAATGATTAAGCGTTACACTTTCTCCCGGAATTGGAATAGTGGTGAATTTACCTCTAATCTGTCCTAACATCTCCTTGCACAAGGCCAAACAATATTTACGTATCCATTGTTTTCCAATAGAGTTTATGTTTTTATATGGAAGATTATCAAACGGCAGCGTATTAACATTATTGATCCCGTTGACGCCGCTTTGATAGCCAGCGTCTTCCTCCCATGCATCTGACTCTACATAGAACCTAAACCAGATCCGATCTAAAGCTCCAAAATCCCAATAACTGGGATCCGGGAAGAGTCTTAATTTGTTGTTCACAAGCTCGTAGGAATAGTGCGAGGTTCTCGTGTAAAGCGAATCCTCATACATGATGGCTTGCATTTTATTTTGCCACGTAGGGATGATTTCAAAGGTCGAATCATCTGCAAACTGTCCGTAGGTAGAAAAGTTGCCTACTACTCCGGTGCCTCCATAATAGCCGTAAAAACGCCACATAATGCGTGGAGATTTATAGAACACCTGTGTAATAATAATACGCTTATCCCCTACCTTTTCAAAGAAAGGTACGGTGCCGCCCCCATCATCTGTACCCGTAGCAGAGCTAGCCGAAACAATTGCCTGCAAATCGTAATCTTGGACCGACGTAGTGGGTGTAAAAGACGCCGAATATTGTGGAATTGTGCCGCCGTACCCCGTAAATCCTGCTGCAGCCATTCCATCACCAATGCGGCGGGCGTACTCAAATTCAAAACGAGGATATTTAAGGGCCACTTTGGTTCCGCCCAAGCTAGAGGAAAGCGTCCCAGGTTCAATTTCTCCCCGATGATCAAAGGTGCCGGTGGTGTCACCCAATACATCGGATAACATGTTTTTACTTTGATGGAGGTTGACAATATAAGAATATTCCAACACAGCTTCTTCATATGCTGCGTACACATTGCCAGGCGTTAATTCAATATCGACTACATCGCCACCTAATTTCTTGTAAACATAGGATACTTGGACTGCAGCGCCACTTAAAAACTCTACGGAACCCGTATACATTCCAAAAGGGACCGCCGCGGCAACGAGGGCCGCGGATCCACTACTACTTAAAATTACAGCGCTGGTTTCGGACCTAGGCTGAAGATTCTTGGGCATCTATAATATTCTCCTCGCAGTAATTAGTAGTTTACAAGACAAAACCCCGATGGGGATCGGCCTTATTCTATAAAGGAAAATATTTAAGCGCTGGTACTTTTGCGAGTTCTCTTGGTGCTTTTAGTTTTGCGTTTGCGGGGGCGCTTCGCCTTGGCAATAATTTCTGGCACCACAATCGTCTCTTCTTCTTCAAGCAAGACCGGGACTGGGGCCACAATTACCTCTACCGGAGCAACAGTTACTTCTACCTCGGGCACACTTTCAATTACTTCCTCTACAACCTCGTTAGTGTTGGTTGTGGTTAGAAGCTGCATACGCGGGTGGTTAGCGTGCTTAGCTTTAAACTTTGCTTTGGCAGAATTCAATCGTCTTTTCTTTCCCATGGGAAAACTCCTTTGTAATATAGTAAATAGTATTATTCTCGCCAAACCGAAAATCTCAAAAAATTGGAGGCGAAAAAAATTCAGCAGATCGTGGTTTTAAAAGAAAAACCCCCTCCGAAGAGGGGGATAAATATAAAGATGTATTTTTAGTTATTTATTATGCTACGTAACCCCAAAATTCAATTAAAAACCTGCCGCCAGTATAGACTGCATCAGTTGTACCACCTCCACCGACTAAATACAAGTAGTCGTCAGCAGGGGGCATCGTTGTGATGGAGCGCACTGTCGTTGCGCCGCCATTCATAGTCCAGTCTGCGCCGACGCTCAGTAACTCTGTTTCGGTTAGATCAGTAATAGCTGTATCCTCCGTACCAGTCGCTTCCGTTGCCGAAAATAAATCAATATCGGGCTCTCCACCGGCGATGGTTTCCAAGTTGGTCATCCTGCCGCCAAGAAGCGTGCCGTTCACGGCGGCTGTAATCTGTCCAAGGTGACAATTAGCAGTTGCTGATACTCCAATAATATCACCAACAACATTAGAACTAAGACCGGTGAGGTCTATAAGTACACTTGTGTAAATAATATTACCGACTTTGAGTACTGAATGCTTTATAAGCGTGCCAGTACCAGTTGTGACACCGGTGCCGGCTGTCATCAGTGCCGTTGTGTTAAGTCCTCCAGCTGCTCCAGCGCCCGGAAAAGTCGTCAACTCTCTCTTTAAATTCTCAATTAATGCTTGGGTTCTCGCCAAGCCTACTCTTTTAGTTCCCATTTTTATAACCCTCCATTTGTAATCATGTCATTTAACATGGGACGAATCTTTTGATTCACTTGTAAATAGTCTTAGACAAACGAAAGCCCCCTTCCGAAGAAGGAGGCTTTACATTTATTTTGCTATGCTAGTTTTTAACTAGTAGCGCCGGCCTGACCCAGGAGACCCTGAACGACAACCAAGCCGTACATATCGGGTCGCACCATCTTCTTGGCATACCGAGTCATCACGCCCTTACGTGGCACGAAGTCCTCAGGACCAAAGATAGTGGGAGTGGTCTGCAGCGGCACATAAGGTGCATATACATATCCACTCTCAAGGAACGAGCTTCCACGACGACCGACAAGAATCAAAGCGCGCGGGAAGTAAGGATCCACATGAACGTCAAATTTCTTTGACAGGGAACCAACCTTCACAGCACCAATGGAACCAGTCTCATCATCAGCGGTAACGCTTGCACGGAAACCAGCGGTAAACTCAAGAATGTTTGCAACCTCGGGTGAAGTCACCACAAAGTTTGCACCACCCCGTAGAGTCTTACGGTGGATCTGTGCGGACACATCGTTGATGGTCTCAGCGAGAGTCTCATACCACTCGGAGACCGTACCGGTGAAGTCGGGAGCCGCAGAGCTAGCGCCAATTTCAGCACCAGTTACACGATTCACGAACAGACCGGGAGAACGAGACCAGTAGTACGTACCTGCGGTAGCACCCTGGACAAGATCCTCAAGAATCTCGCGATCAATCTCAAGAGCAATCTGCTCGGAGAGAATTGAAGTTAACTCAACCTCGGCATCCAAGTTGTGATAGGCATTCAAGTCCTGTCCCAACTCTGGCGTCCACTTAGCCTTGAGCTTCTTGGTCATGGCGGTCACAGCCACGGAATCGACCTTAATGTCAATCTCGGGGATGTTAGCCTGATTTTCCAAGCCCCACTCGGTGGTACCAATAACCGAACCAAGAGCAGTGCTGTTGGTAAAGTTATCATCCATCGGATAGGTAATGTTAAGGTGGGTAGTGGCAGTTGCGTCCGACGCCGTGAGAATTCCCACAATCGAAGAACCCAAACCGTTGTTACAAGGAACACTACCGCTTCGCTGTGCAAACACAAGAGTAAATCCGTAGGCAGAACTGCTCGGATCCTGAGTTGCAGAGCCACTCCGCACGGTCGTCAAACGACGAACCAGCTGAGATGTAGCGGTAATACCCGCGGGCGAAGATGCTGAAATCATCTGCACAGCCACAAGGTTCTCAACGTTAAGCTGAGACAACTGGCTAGAACCAGTGGTCTCCATAACAGCGACAACCGTACCCGACAAGTCTACGTCGTAACGACACAACTTATCAAGCGTGCCCTGGTCCGTAGTGGACAAGGGGTTTGCGCCGGTTCCTGCAGGAGCGCCCACAGTACCCGAAGAAATCAGAACCCAGCCAGCATTGGCCACGTCCTGCGTGAGTCCACCACCACCGGGACCGGAAACGGTAGAACCAGTTGGGGAAGAATAGCCGTTGTTGAGCGCATAAGGCCCAGCTTCAGCATTCACAATTCCACTAAGATCCACACCACCAGTAATCTGGGAGCCAACGCGCCCACCACCGTACAGAGACTCTTCAGTTGCGCCGTAGCCCAAACGAGGAAGTCCCGCACCGTTAGTCGATGTGGTAAAATCGAGGAAGAAGATGAGACCACTAGGTAGACTCATCGGCTGAACGCTAACTAAATCGTTTGCGATCAGACCCGCGAACACACGACGAACGATGGGGAATGCGACGGCTGCGAAACC